CTGCGGATTGGAAAATACCAGAACAAGCGTCAAAGTCATTAAGTAACTTTTCAAAATTTCGGGAAAGATATTTCTTAACTGAGAAAGGTATACCATTTGAAACAGCACCTTTCCATAAAAATTGGATTAAACATATTCTTAAGGCTATTAAGAATGGTTCACAATTGCAAATCTTAAGTCCACCTAGACATGGAAAGACAGAACTATTAATACACTTTTGTATATGGCAGATATGTCAGAATCCTAATATAAGAATATTATGGGTAGGTGGTAATGAAGATATATCTAAAAACTCTGTTAGTTCTGTATTAGACCAACTAGAAACAAATGAAAAACTAATTGAAGATTTCTGTGGACCAGGTGGAAGTTTTAAACCAGCTACAAGAACAGGTAAGTCTTGGAGTCAGTCTGGTTTTACTGTAGCTACTAGAACAGTATCAGGTATTAAATCTCCTACTATGGTAGGCCTAGGTAGAGGTGGTAAGATTCTATCAAGAGACTGTGATATAATTATTGCAGATGACATTGAAGACCACTCATCTACAGTACAACCTAGTGCAAGAGACCATACTAAGAACTGGTGGACTACAACTCTAGGTTCAAGAAAAGAGGAACATACAGCTATTGTTGTAATTGGTTCTAGACAGCATCCTGAAGATTTATATAGTTCATTATTAGATAATGCAGCTTGGGAAAATATAGTTGAAGAAGCACATGATAGTGCATGTGCTATACCAGAAGATGATATTAAGAAACATAAGAAATGTATGCTATGGACAGGATTTAGAACATACAAATGGTTACATGGAAGAAAACAAGATTCAATGACTACAGGTGGTTTACAGAGATTTGAAATGGTTTATTTGAATAGAGCAGTTGCAGGTGGGTTACAAATATTTAATCCTGAGTCAATTGAGAATTGTAAAACAGGAGACCACTCTATTGGTGTGATACCTCCTAAGTCTTATTTAGTAGCAGGATTAGACCCAGCAGCAACAGGATATCAAGCTGCTGTATTATGGGCTGTAACATTAGAACCATTCAGTATGGTACTAGTTGATATTGATAATCAACATGGTGGTGGTATAGACCAGGCCTTAAGAGTTATAAAAGAATGGAAAGATAGATATGATTTGTATCATTGGGTAATTGAAGAGAACAACTTTCAAAAAGCAATTAGACAAGACCAACGAATTAAAGAGTACTGTAACGTACAAGGAATTATCTTAGAAGGTCATGAGACTTATAAAAATAAATGGGACCCACAGTTTGGAGTAACAGCTATGGCTAATTTATTTGATGATGGGAAAATTGTCTTACCTTATGCTAATCCTGAATCACAAACTAAGGTAGACCAATATAAAAAACAATTAATATATTTTGCTTCAAAGGGACAACAAAAAGCTAAAACTGTTAGTGACATAGTTATGGCATCTTGGTTCCCAATGAAAGTAATTAGAAGGATAAGTAAGACAAGTTATGCTAACATGGAATATGATTACGAGCCTAGCTATGGCGGGTTTAGTGAGACAGAGATGAACGAAGCACCTTGGAGATAAATGAAAGTTGATAACATAATAGATAGAGTAGTGGATTTAAAAGCACTGCATGATAAAGCTCTTCCAGATAGAGATAAATTTAGAAAAATAATTAATGGTGGAGTTGATGGTATACGTGAACTATTAGGTCCTAACGCTGCAATGGCGGGAGCAGATTTACCTGCACCTAACTTATTGTTATCAGCATTAGACAGGGTTGCTCAAAAAATTGGTAGGGTACCAAATTTAGAAGTACCACTATCAGTCAATAAAGATAGCATTAGAGCCAAAGATAGAAGAGATAAATTAGAACGAATAGTTCACGCATATGATGAACACCAGAATCTTAATATGCAACTACCTCAAATAGGTAGATGGTTACCTGGTTATGGATTTGTTGCTTGGACAATAGAAACTAAATACGATGCAAATGGATATCCATATCCTTGTGCTTCATTAAGAGACCCTTACGATTGTTACCCTGGATATTATGGTACAGCTCAACAACCAGAAGAATTAGCTGTAATACGTAGAATACCTGAACCAGATTTAGTTAAAATGTATCCAGAACTTAAATCATATTTTAATACTAAGAACAAAAGAAAAGCACCAGGTGGTGTTACTGTTGCAGGTAATTTATCTATGGGTGCAGGAAATGAAGAACGTTGGGAATCATCTCGTGGTGGTGAAGTTCTTGTAGAATATATGAATGAACTTGGTACACATGTTGTACATGTAGCTTCTAAGAAAATTGTAGACTTTGTTCCTAATCCATTAAAATCAGGCCCTGCTTTTGTTGTAGCTAAAAGATTTTCATTTGATGCATTACAAGGTCAGTTTGACCAAGTAATAGGATTAATGTCAGCTATGGCAAAAATAAATATTATGTCAGTTATAGCTATGGAAGATGCAGTATTTACTGAAACAAATATTGTCGGTGAATTAGAGTCAGGTAAGTATAGAAAAGGTAGACATTCAGTTAACTATCTATCTCCTGGTACACAGGTTGTAAAACCAGTAACTAATTTGCCTTATCAATTATTTGACCAAGTATCAAGATTAGAAAGACATCTTCGTGTTGTAGCAGGATATCCTGTACAAGATGATGCTATATCTCCTAACTCATTTGTTACTGGTAGAGGATTAGAAGAATTACAAAGTGGTATTGGTGCTATGACAAGAGAGTATCATACAATATTAACAACAGCTTTAGAACAATTAGATTATAAACGTTTGGAATATGATGAACTAGTTCATGGAAATGTAAAACGTTCTATATCAGGAGTTTATAGAGGAAGTGTCTTTGAAGAAAATTATTTACCAGATAAAGATATTAATGGTGCTTACAAGACTGTACGTAAGTATGGTGCTATGGCTAGCTTTGATGAACCACAGAAAATTGTTACTGGCCTACAGTTACTACAAGCAGGTATTATTGATAAACAAACCATGCAAGAAGAAATGGATGGGCTTGATAACTTACAACTAGTTAATGATAGAATAACTAAAGAGAAAGCAGAAAGAGTTTTATTTGAATCTCTACTAGGACAAGCACAACAAGGTAACTTACAAGCAATGGGTGCTTTGTCTCAGATATATAAAGACCCTAAGAACATGGTTGATATATTAGAAGGATTCTTTTCAGAAGCACAGGAAGAACAAGAAGAACAACAAGAAATGATGCAACAAGCATTAATGGCACAACAAGGTGGCGGAGTACCACAAGTTGGTAATGTATTAGGAAATGTAGGAGCATAATGGAAAACGAATTTGAAGAAATTATATTAAGAGAATTTAATTACGATATAGATTTAGCTGAAAGTATAAATGCAAGTAATGATAATTTGTATCTAGAAGAATCAGGTCAAACTACTATTCCTATAATACAATTCCCTGGATTAGGTTTTATAAAAGTAGTTTGGGTGGAGGAGCAAGACAATGGCGAATGGTAAGAAAAGAGTAAGGAAAAATCCTGTAGCAGGTGGTAGACCAGCTTATGATGAAGCACCTGTAACTACTATACCTAGAAAAGAAGGTGACTCAACAGGACAAACTAAAGCATTAGTAGATGCTCAAAAGGGAGCACCTATGGCAAAAGAAGCAGAACAAGGAGTATCAGGTGGGGGACAAGAACAAGCAAATGTTCAATTACCAAATGCTTTTGAAGGTTCAGGAAGAGTTCCTATAAATAATATGCAACCTGACTTAAGAATGCAGACAAGTATGCAACCAGGTCTTACTGCAGAAGATGTAGATTTATTATTAGAAGAAGTACAAGGTATTGTACCAAGTTACGAAACAGCTGCACTAATGCGTAGAGGAGCACAACCTAATCCTAATATGAGGCCTTAATGCTTTTTTACCACATACCACATTGGATGGAAGAGAAAGCAGCTAAGCAAGTTGAAAGAAAAGAAAACAAAAGAAAAGCTCTTAGAAGTTATTTAAATAACAATCCTAATTTTATTCCAACATTACAAGAGAATGCTACAGCTTATGGCTTCATGCCTACTGATACTATTGTTGGTGCTTCATTATATGGATTAGCACCTGATAGACCTGAGTGGGATGCAATAATACAACGATGGTTAGAAAACGAAGCAGCAGAACAAAATAAAATTAAAGAAGCAGTTAAAGGTTCCTTACGTATGGGATTCACAGGATTGCAATCAATGGCTGATGCTGTAGACAAAGGATATAAAGCTAATGCTATGGCTGCTATGGATAGAGGTTCTAAACCTTGGAACATTATAGCTTGGGCAAGTTTAGCTATGATGGACCCAACCTATGGAGATGATGTAAGAGATTATTATCAAGCACAACCTGAGACACCTTTTATACAAGCTATGAATGCTAGACGAAGAGGAGAAAAAGTAAACTTAGGTGATGGGATACTTGGAGAAAGTACAAGAGCTGAAGATACAGATATATTTCATGAATTGATTGGTATGGGTGCTGACCCATCAGTTGTAAGACAAAGATTACAAGAAGAGCTTGGTGCTCCTATAACAAGTGATTATAGAGATGAAGTAGCTAACTTTGGTAGCTATACAACTGAACATGGAACAGTTCCTTTATCTATTGGTAGAAATATAGCAGTAGAGTTATTTGAACCAGATGATTGGCAGTTTAATTTAATGTCAACAATATTTGATGGAAGCTGGAGAATACTTACAGACCCTGCCTTATGGTTAGGTAGTGGTTATGCAAAGATGGCTAAATCAGTAAAAATGGCACCTTCAGCATTAAGAACTAAAGGAACTATACAAAATGCTAAAACATTAACTGCAGCAAGAACAGGTGGTTTAGTAGATTGGATGTATAGAAAAGCAGTTAATAAACCAGCATTAGATGAATACTTTAGAAAATCAGAACCAGGATATAGAATTGCAGAATATCTAGCTAACGCCACTACTCATAAAGAAATACAAGCATTACTTAAATATCAAGGTACTGCTGCTTTATATGGTGCATTAAAGAAAGCTGATACAGCAGAACAAGTTATAGATTTAATATTACCTCATATGGGTACTGCTATTAAACATAGATTAGATGCAACAAGTTTATTGACACGTGCTGTACCTAGACGTGTTGCAGGTGGTCTATATTCAGCAGCTAAAGGAAAAGGTTTTCAATATGGATTTGATGTAGGAACTAATGCTGCTGTTAGGTCATTAGGTGCTGACGGTACATTACTTGGATTAAAGTTTAGACCATTTCCTATAGATAAATTAGAAGTAAGAAACCTAGATAAAACATATAAACAATTAGATGAATGGATGGATTTTGCAAGAGTAGATGATTCTGTAAGAGAATCAGCATTAGATAAAATATCAGGTATGGCTGCTGACCAAGCTATTAATGATGATATTAATTTTATTAAACATTACAACACATTAGTTGATATATGGAATAACCCTGGAGGAACAGGTGTATTAAATCATATAATGAATAACTTTGAAGCTATGGGTATTCCTAAAGAAGCATTAAGAGGAATAGAAAGATGGTGGACTTCTGTTGATGAAACTAGAAAATACTTTACAACATTCTCACAACAAGATGGAATATTAAAACAAACACAACAAATAATACCTGGTCAGAAGTTTGAAAGTCTTGTTGTTGATGGACAAACATTAAGAATGCCACAACCTACAGCTCAGTTAATATCTGAATATTTATCTGAAGGATTTATTCCTATGCCAGATATTAGAACATTCCAAAAGATTATGGGACCTATGAGAACTTTCTTAGGTAGAGTATTGACATTAGGACTAGTTGATGCTGATACTGTACGTAAATTTATGGCTAAGCCAATTAAAAGAGCTATAGAGTTAGGAGTTAAGAAAGAGTACAAAGATGTTGCACATGGCTCTCTAACAGGCCTTGAGGCCATTAAGCATGCGTTTTACAGTGGGTTTGTTGCAAAAGCTACAAGAGTTACCAGACGTGGAGAATTTATTGAAGATGCTATACAAATACAGGAAGCAGTAGTAACTAGGTTAGCTAGTGGAATTATGCAACAATTATGGAAACCATTAGTTCTATTGAGACCAGCATGGACAGCTCGTGTTATTGGTGAAGAACAAATGCGTATGGCTGCAGCTAATTTAGATTCTGTATTCTATCACCCTGCTTCATGGTTTGGTTGGGTATTAGGTAGAACTCCAGCAGAACGTTCTAAGTTAGTTACAAGGTTAGGAAAGATTACTGGTGATGATTATGCAAGAGCAGCATACACTAGATTCCAAGATAGGTTTGCAAAAGGTTTATATGATATTACAGGTAATATAACATCTGAACATTATGAACACGTTGCTTCTATGTCAAGAGGACATAATGGTTGGTTAGGTGTAGACCCTGAACGTTCTAGATATTGGAAATATATTAATAGACCTTCTGGTGATGATGTAATTGGATTTGATAAATCATGGGCTAGGAATTTATTTATATTAGAAAAAGACCCATTAGTAAAAGAATTAGCTAAGTTTTATGAACCAGGTAATGCAAAAGTAACTATAGATAATGTTACTGAACGTTTTATTAATGGAGATTTAAAATATATTAGAGAAGCATTTACAGGTAATACTGATGATGCATTTGCAAATTCTAAAAGAATTGTATTAGATAGTGACCAGAAAGCTAGAGAGTATGTTGA